CGCGGCATTAGTGGCAATACCCGCACGCAGTTCGAGGGCGTGCTGGAGGCAGAGTTGCAGGACGCGGCGACGGTGCTCGGATACGGCCCTGCGGTGGTCGCGCAGCTCAAGGTCGAAAGCGATACCGAGGGCGGTAACGGGTTAGTCGGCCTGGGAACACACGACGAAGCGGCGGCAGAATGGCTGCTCTATCGCACTGCAAATGCAGATATTTGGGATGGTGGAGCATAGCATGGCGCGCATTACGTCTACTCTGGTTTTGTTGGCACTCGTTACCCTGGCGCTGCTCATCCTGGCAGCGCCATCTGAGGCCCACGATCTCACGTGCGTCTATCCTGGCGCGGGATCGTTCGACGTGACCTGCCAACTGACCGATGTGCATCGCTACGCGCTGGATTGTGGCGGCATCACGTACTTCTACGCCAGCCCGCTCGACTGCTCCCCGTCCTGGACGTTTGACCCTGCCGTCATGAGTTTGACATGGTGCGTCTGACCGGGGATGTGGTGTTCGGGGCGCTGCCGGGTGGCGGCGAATGCTACGGGCCGAACTGTCTATGGACGCCGGGCAGCCGCGTGGTGTGGCGCATGGATGCGGCGGCGGGTGGTGGACGCCTGCCGTTCAGTCGGGCGACCGGGGCACGGGTGAGCAGGGTAGGGCGGTGAGGCGTTGTGCGGAAACAATGGCGTCAGTTTGTCAATGAATACCTGAAAGACTTCAACGCCACCCAGGCGGCGATGCGGGCGGGCTATTCGGAAAAGACGGCTTACTCGCAGGGGTCGCGCCTGTTGAAGAATGTTGAAATCGCCGACGCCATTAAAAAACGTCTTGACGATGCGGCGATGGAGTCCAATGAGGTGCTGATGCGCCTTGCAGAACAGGCACGCGGCCTCTATAGCCTGTACTTCATCGTCGAGAAGATGGTGGACCTGGACGAAGACGGTGACGAGATCACGATTGTCAACCGTCTGGGCGTAAACTATGAGCAGTTGATCGCTGACGGCATGGGGCATCTGGTGAAATCGGTGAGTTACAATAAAGACGGCGGCCTGACCAAGATCGAGTTCTACGATGCGCAGGCCGCGCTCGTGCAGATCGGGCGGCATCACAAACTCTTTACGGACAAGCACGAGGTGTATATCGAACCCGAAGAAGAAGACCGTGAGGACATACAGCGCCGCCTATCTCGCCTCGCTGCCGCCAGACGCGCAGACGACGTTCCTGGACAGCCTGACGCCGAAGCAACTAAAGGACCTGCGGCATGACTGGCGGTTCTGGGCACGGGATAAGCAGCTTCCACCAGCGGGTGATTGGTGGTTTGTGTGGCTGCTGCTCAGCGGGCGCGGGTTCGGCAAGACGTGGGTCGGCTCAAATTGGATCATCGAAGGGGCCAAGCGGGAGCCGGATCATCCAATGGCCCTGGTCGGGCAAACCAAAGCGGACGTGCGCGACACGATGATCGAGATGGGCGAATCAGGCATCTTGGCACAGTCCAGGCCCGACTTTATGCCCCACTATGAGCCGAGCAAGCGCCGCCTGACATGGCCGAATGGCGCGGTCGCCATGATCTACAGCGGCGATGAACCGGACCAGTTGCGCGGGCCGCAGCATGGCCGGGCGTGGGTCGATGAACTGGCAAAGTTCAAGTATCCACAGCAGACGTGGGATAACCTGGAGTTGGGGTTGCGGTTGGGACCGCATCCGCGAGCGTGTGTCACCACGACGCCTCGCCCGCTCCCGATTATCAAGGCGTTGGCGGAAGACCCGGTGGTGCACGTGGTGGTCGGCAGCACCTTTGAAAACGAAGCGAACTTGCCCGACCGCTTCTTGCAGCGCGTGCGAAAACAGTACGAGGGCACGCGGCTTGGTAGGCAGGAGCTTTACGGGGCCATCCTGAGCGATGTGCCGGGCGCGCTCTGGACCTATGCCCTGATCGAGCGTCACCGCGTGAATGTTGCGCCCGGTCTGCCGCGTGTCGGCATCGCCATCGACCCGGCGGTGACGGGGCACGAGGACAGCAATCAGACCGGCATCATCGCTGGGGGCATTGCCGAAGATGGGCATGGCTACGTGCTGCGTGACGCCAGCGGGCGCTACTCTCCGGATGGTTGGGGCCGCCGGGCGGTGGACCTGTACCACGAACTGGAAGCGGACTTCATCGTGGCCGAGGTCAACAATGGCGGTGATCTAGTGGAGCACGTCATCAGGACCATCGACAAATCGGTGGCGTACCGAGACGTGCGGGCCAGCCGGGGCAAATATACGCGAGCGGAGCCGGTGGCGGCGCTCTATGAGCAAGGCCGGATTCACCACGTGGGTGGCCTCCCGGACCTGGAGGACCAGCAGTGTACGTGGGTGCCGGGCGAGGACAGCCCTGATCGGGTAGACGCGCTGGTGTGGCTGTTCACCGAATTGATGGTCGGCCCGGATACCGACGTGCGGCGCGGCAAAGCGCCCAAGAAACTACAAGGCTATCGCGGCTAGGCCGTGAAAGGCGAACACATGAGCGGCGAGACGGTCAACAGGCAGTGGGTGGCGGAAGACATCACGATTGCGGAGAGCGCCAGCGACTCATCTGTCATCGACATGCGCCACTACGGGATGCTGGCGGTACTGATGCCGGGGGCATTCGAGGCGAACACCAAATACCTGCATTGGAAGGGCTGCGACAGCGAAGATGGCACGTTCCGGGTCATCGACTCGGACGAGTGGGACACGAAGTACACGGACGTCGAGGGGCATACAAACACCTGGAAGACGGCCCCGCCGGACCTCGCGCCGTACCCGTTCCTGAAGTGCTACTTCGCCGAGAGCGACGGCACGCCGATCACGCAGGGCACGGCCCGCACGCTGACCCTCGTCAAGAAGATGTAGGAGCGACCGTGTGGCCCTGGCAACGGCAAACAGCACGTGGAGGCGACTGGTGACCAGCGTATCGGCAGGGGTACGGGCGTTTTCGTCGGCCTGGAACGCTGAGGCTTTAGCCCCGATGGAAGAGGTGGGGCAGTGGCCGGTGTACGCCGCCCGGCTGTTTCGCTACGCGCATTTTGAAGCGTACTACCACAACATCGTCTACACGTCCCTGGTGCGCTACACCAGCCAGCACCGCGAAAACGAGGGCCTGTACAAGCACATCCGGGGCATCTACAACCCTGTGCAGCGCTTGGTGGACCTCTACGTGGCGAAGGTGTACGGGGGGCCGCTGGACCTGGAGACGCTGGACGGCGGGGCGATCCCGTTTGCGGGGCTGGATGACCGGCTGCGCACGGCCATCTTGCAAACCTACACGTGGTCCAACTGGGCGACGAAAAAATCGCTCTACGTGCGGCACGGGGCCATGAAGGGCGACACGGCGATCAAGATCGTGGATGACCGCGTGCGCCAGCAAGTCCGTCTGGAAGTGCTCGATCCCTCGAAGATCAAGGCGGTGGATCGCGACGAAATGGGCAATGCCCAGTCCGTCGAGATCGAGTACGAGCGGGACGACCCGGTGACGGGCAAAAGCTACACCTACACCGAGATCATCACGCCGCAGTGGTTCTACACGTTCAAAGATGGCGAGCCGTTCGCCTACGTGGACGACCTGACCGGGGAACCGGTCTCCGAATGGCCGAACGAATACGGGTTTGTGCCGTTGGTGGTGGTCGAGCATAAAGACCTCGATCTGGGATGGGGGGCCAACGCCTTCCACAGCCAGGTGCGCAAGATCGACGAACTCAACGACGGCGCGAGTCTGCTCAACGACCAGCTGCGCAAAACGATCAACCCGGTGTGGTACTTCGCGGGGGTGACGAAGGCGGATGACCTGGACGCCAGCGCTGACGACAAGGACGAGATGTCGGCCATCTACGGCCCGGCGGACAGCGAACCGGCGGCGATGGTGGCGAACATCGATGCGGTGGCAGCGGGGGAGAATCTACAAGCCATGCTGGCCGAACTGGAGCGGGACATGCCGGAACTGGCGCTGCACCGCCTGCGGGAAGCGGGCAACCTGACGGCCCCCGGCGTGCGAGCCGGGTACAGCGACGCCATCGACCGCATTGTGGAGGCGCGTGGCAACTACGACGACGGGCAGGTGCGCGCGCTGTTGATGGCGCTCGCCATCGGCGGCTACAACAATTATCGGGGCTTCGAAGGCTTCGACCTGGGCGTGGTCACGTCTGGAGCGGTGGATTTTCACATCGCGGAGCGCCCGGTGATCAAAGACAGCCTGACGCGCCAGCAGCGGCTCGACTACCTGCTGCAAAGCAAGGCCCCAGCGACGGCGGTGTGGACGGAACTGGAGGTCGATGAACAGACGCAGAATAAATGGCTGGACGAATTGGCAAGCGATCGGGCCGCCTTTGACGCACGGTTGGACGCTGATCTGGAGAACGCGCTATGAGCGTGACAGCGCGACGGGCGTTACCCCAGGCGCAGCGGCAGGCCCGCGCGGCGATCACGGGATTATTCCAATCCATTGCGGATCGCATCGGGGGCGTGCTGCTGCGGGCAAGCGATGCAGACGGGGTGATTCCGCTGCAACGCGACCAGGCCGTGCGCGACCAGGCCCGCGAGATCGTTGAGCCGCTGTTCGTGGAACGGGTGCGGGTACGCAGCCAGCGCCTACGGGAAGAACGGGCGCACCTGGAGGACCTGATCCAGCGTGCCCGCCAGGACCTTGACAACGCCCCCGCCAAAGACCGTGCCCGCATCCGGGGGCGGTTGGTGATGCTGGGCAACCGGCTGACACGGTTGGAACGTGACGGCATCGCGCTGGTGGCGATCTCGCTCAATCCGGGGCCGCGCAGCGAGTACGCGCGGCTGCTGCTGGAGGCGCTCGGCGTGGCGGTCCGTGGTCCGGTGGAAGCGCACGCGGCGCAGATGGAGCGCGTGCTGGCAAATGCCCCCGCCGTTGCCACCTGGCTGCGCGGGGTGCGCCCGCCGTACCGGCTGACGCTGGCGCGCTTCGAGCCGACAGTCTTGTGGCAGGATACGCGCGGCTACACGCTCAGCGACCGCATCTGGCGGGTGAGTGAGGCGACTATCGGGCGCATCGACGCTATCCTGCGGGACGGCATCGCCGAAGGCCGGGCGGCAGTGGACATCGCGCGGGATCTCGAACGGTTCTTGCAGCCGAGTCGCGCGAACATCCGCACGCTGCGCCCTTATGGCTACGACGGCAGCTTTGACGCCCGGCGGCTGGCACGCAGCGAGATCACACGGGCGCACGGCATGGCAAGCTACGTGGCCGGGGTCACAAATCCGTTCGTGACGCGGGCGCGCTATCACCTGAGCGCCAGCCACCGGGAGGACAATTGCGATGGCACGTGCGACGCGCACTACGCGGAAGACCAGGCGAACGACGGCTTTGAGCCGGACGAGGTGCCGATCCCGATGGTGGATACGCACCCACAGTGTTTATGCTACATCACGCACGAGGTGGTCAGCCAGGACGAGGCCACCGCCATCATCCGGGAGGACTTATACCCTCCCACAGACAGGCCGCAGCAACCGCCTGTCACGCCGATTCTGCTGGACGTGATGATCACGCCGCTGATCGGCTTCGACTACGCTGACGCCGGGCGGTAACACGGCGGGATGACCTACGCCAACGTCGAGCGGCAATCGACGGGACGACGAGCATGGTAATGGGCGATTCCAACGCCTACGTCAACGCCGGACGGCAAGCGGCGGGAACATGACGCAGACGCTGAGCGGCAATCAGCGGGAAGATAAGGAGCTTGTGGATGACGACCCAACTGAAAGATGGCCGATGGGGTATCCGGTACGGTATGCCTCTGTCACGCCGCCGCCAGTGGTTTGCTGAAGGCGACGGCGAAGACCCAGGCACACCCGCGCCTGCCCCAGCGCCTACGCCGTCCGACCCGCCCGAAACGGGCGAGCCGGGCAAGAGTGACCCGAACGCGGACTGGGTGCTGGATCGCGTCACGCGCGCCAAGCAGAGCGCCATCACGGACCTGCTCAAAGACCTGAACGTGCCCGACGTGGACACGCTCAGGGGCGCGCTGAGCGAGTACGGCAAGCTGCGCGAGTCGCAGATGAGTGAGTTGGAGAAGGCGCAAACCGCCCTCGCCAGCGAGCAGGCGGCACGCACACAGGACGGCGAAAAGATCGAGCAGCTTGAACAGCAGATCGCGGACATGCAGACCGCGCAGCGTACGACCACACTCAACGATGGGATCAAGGCGGCGGCTCAGGCTGCCCGCGCGACCGTCCCGGCGGATGTGGTGCTGTGGGCGCGTAAGAATGTACCCGCTGACGAGTTGGCGAAGCTGCTCGATGACGACGACAAGGTGAACGAGGACGGTGTCAAGGCGCTGGTCGAAAAGGCCCGCGAGGCGCGCCCGCACTGGTTCACTGGCCTGACGCCGGGGTCGCCATCCAACGCCGGAGGCCGCCCGCCGGAGCCGGGCAAGGCACAGAAGGAGAAGGCGCGCGGCGAGATGCGGCGTAGTGTGAGATCGCGTTTTTAGACCGGGGTGACGGCCCGAAAGCGGACCTTGCCCTGGTGATGAGGAGTAAGCTACATGAGCAATTTGACGATCACCGACACGGACGTCAGTCCGGTCGAAATCCTGGAGGCATTCACCGGCCCGGCGGCGGAGCAGATCAGCGCCGGGTGCTATGTCCGCCTGGATACGACGAGCGGCAAGGTCGCACGCGGCAACGGCTCGTCCAGTGCTGAGATCGGTCCGGGGCGCAACGGTGTGGCCCTCAAGACGGTCAACGCCAACGAGTCGGTCACGGTCATGGAAGACGGCATCTTGGACGTGGGAGACGCGCTCAACGCGCTGTCCTTCGACGACAAGGTGTACGCCAGCGATACCGATGGCGTGCTGGCCGACAGCGCAGGCAGCGTCGAGCACGTGGTGGGCACGGTCACCCCTGGGTGGGCCGCCACGACCGCCGACAAGCTGCTGCACGTGCAGAAGGAGGCGTAAGCAATGCCTAGCGACATCTTCACTTTCACCCAACAGCGCCAGGACGTGGACTATGGTATGCCGCTCAGCAAGCGGCGTGCCTGGCACGCGAACACTGTTGCTTACGGCTTCACCGGGCTGGCCCATCTGTTCAACGAACGGGTGACGACGGTCGGCAAAGACACGGTGTGGAACGCGGTCACCGAAACGGTGACCGAGTACAACCGCGAACTCGACGCGCTGCTGATGGAAGCCGGGCTGATCGAGCCGACGACTGAGCACTCGCTGCGCTACATGCTGCCGGGGGCGGCCACGCTGCAACCGGTGGACGAGTGGGGCGTGCCGAAGCCGGTCAAGAGCGAGGGCTACTACGACGTGGCCTTCCCGATCCAATCGGCGGCGACGGCCTGGGGCACGAATCGCATCAGCGAGGCGCTGTTGACCGTAGACGAGGCGAACCGCCTGACGGTGGACGCGACCCTGGCCGACACCGACTGGATGCGCCGCCACATCCTGGCCGCGCTACTGTACTCGTCTTCGTGGACCTATGGCGATGACCAGTACGGCGATCTGACGATCAAGCCGCTGGCGAACAGCGACACCGACAAGTTCACGTTCCGCAACGGCATCGCGCCGACGACGGACAACCACTACCTGGCGCAAGCGGACGACATCGACGACACGCACAACCCGTTCCCGACGATCTTCAAGGAACTGGACGAGCACCCGGTGAACGCCGGGGCGGACGTCGTAGTCTATACGCCGGACGACCTGGAAGACGACATCACGGCGCTCTCCGGGTTCGTGGAAGTGCCGGACAGTGGGGCCATCGACTACGGTGACGACACCGATCTGCTGCGCGTAGCAAACCGGCGGGACGCGATTCGCGGCTTTGGCGACTACGTGTTGGGGCGGGTGAACCGCTGCTGGGTGGTCGTGTGGAACTCACTGCCGACCACACACATGCTGGCGGTAGCACGCGGCACGCAGGACCCGGTGCTGCGGATGCGCCAATACCCGGCGGCAGAACTCCAGGGCTTCCAGCCCAAAGAGCACATGCCGAACGAAGCGCTGATGAAGCGCAGCTTCTTCCGTGACTGTGGCTTCGGCGTTGAGAACCGCGTCGGGGCAGTGGTCTACTACGTCGGCGGGGCGAGCTACACCGACCCGACCGGCTACACGGCAATGCCGCTGGCAGTCTAGAGCGGCTTCGTGACGAACACAGAGGGGGTGGGGCGGCCTGCCCCCTGACAACCGAAAGGCAGCACATGGCAAGCAAAGGCGCAATCGGACGCATCCGGTTGCAGGCGATCACCGACCTGGAAGTGGCGATGACGCAGATCGGTGACATGGTCGGCGTTGAGGCCGTGATGCTCAAGAAGCGCGTCGGGCGCGACCCGGCGTACCAGGAGGCGCGGCAGTTGGAACGGCTGGCGGTGTGGGCGCAGTCCGTTGCGGATGCACTACCTGATGCTTTTGCAGCGGCGACGACCAAAGCCGTCACAGACGCGCTCGCCAAAGCGACTGCGCAGGCCGCACCAGAGGCCAGTGAAGACACCCCGCCGGCCAAGCCTGCCACGAAGCGACGAACGTCCCGGCGCAAGAAAGCGAGTGATGATGACAACGCTGACGGCGACGCTTAGGGCCGACCTGCAAGGCGACCTCGGCATCGGCAGTGATGAGGCGGTTTTCACGAATGACGAGCTGGACCGCAACTACACGCGCGCTGAGGGCGACTACAACAAGACGGTGGTGTACTGCTTCCGCCAACTGCTGAGCAGCGCGATCAAGTTCACGCGCTACACGGCGGGGTCGTCCAGCGAGGCGCGCAATCAAATCTTCGACCACCTGCGCGTGGTACTGAAAGACTGGGAAAACCGCGCGGGCATGGCAGGCGGGGCGCTCAAGGCAGGTGTCATCAGCCTGGGCATCGACCAGGCGGACACGGATTCGGAGTGGTCATGAGCGACCGATTGGACTTGTTCTATCTGATTGTTGGCACGCGGCGCACGGGCACGACCCTGCTGTGCGAGCTGCTCAAGGACGCCGGGGCGGGTCTCCCCTACGAGTACCTGGGCACGGAGGAATATCCGTTCATCGACTCCTGGGCCGCTTATGCAGCGCGTATCCGCGAAGCGCAGCCGGGGGCGGTAGCGGGCCTCAAGTGCATGTGGGGTCACTTCGATATGCTCGTCGGCAACAACGCCCTGATGGCCGATGGGGACCTGACACCAGCGCTGGCCCTGGATCGCCTGATCGCCGCGATGGACACGCCGAACGTGCGATTCATTTACCTGACGCGCCACGACAAGGTGCGGCAGGCCGTCAGCGCCGAGCGGGCGCGACAAACCACCCAATGGCACCTGTGGGACGAAACCTGGGAGCCGGTGGCGCACACAATGCCCTACCAGCCGCAGCGCATCACGCGCGAAATCCAGTGGTATCTGGAAGCGGAACGGCGCTGGCAGCGGTACTTCCAGACGCGAGGGGTGCAGCCGCTCTGGCTCGTCTACGAGCAGCTGGTGGCCGACTTGTCGGGCACGTTCGCCCGTGTGGCGGACTGGCTGGGCCTCAGCCTGGACATGCCGCCGGTGCGGATGCAGAAGATGGCCGGGCCAGACAGTGAGCGCGTTGTGCAGCGGTACAAACGCGATCACCCGGTGGCGATGGAGGCGATGGCATGGTGCTGATGGATGACCGCCGCGTGTTTGTCTGCATCATCACCTGGAACCGCCACGACCTCGTGCAGCGCTGCGCAGAGAGTCTGCTGCCCGCCATCGAGGCGCACGGCGCGGCGGAACTGATCATCCTGGACCAGGGCAGCATGGACGGCACCCCGGCCTGGCTGCAAGCCTTCGCGGCACAACACGACCCGGTGATTGACTGGTGCGCAACCAGTAACCAGGGCGTCTCTGGGGGACGGCAGCGCCTCCACGACTACCTGCGCGGGCGCGGACTGCATCCGCAAGACATCGTGATCCACCTCGACAGCGACACGGTGGCGCAGCGCGAGACGTGGCTGGACGAGCTGCTGACGCCCTTCGAGGACGAGACGATCTGGGCCGTCGGCAAACAGGGAAGCTGGATTGAGCCGGACTGGGCTGGCTTCACCGCCGGGCCGGTCAAGGCGTGTGAAACGGATGTGCTGAGCGGCGGCCTGACGGCCTACCGGGGCCGTGTGGCCCTGGACCTGGAATACGACAGCGCGACGTTTGGGCGCTTCTGGCACGAAGACAGCGACCTGGCGCTGCAAATCCGGGCGGCAGGCGGACGCTGCTGGTGCCTGCCCGCGCTGGGCCTCAAACACGACGCCGAGCATGGCTACCCGGACGCGGCGTTTTACCTGAACCTCGAACACCTGCGGCGCAAGTGGCAGGGCAGGGGGCTGGTGCGCATCGAGCAGGGTGAGCGGCCCGGCCAGCACGTGCCGCCGCTGACCTGGGTGGGCGAGGTGGGCGCGCCCCATGCCTTCCCACTGGTCAACGAGGGGCTGGTGCGGGCGCTGTGGCGGCAGGGCTACACGGTGCAGGTCAATAACCACCTGTGCCCCCAAAGCCCGGCCCTGACGGACCTCGCGGTGCGCTTTGAGTATCCACCACAGCCGCCAGCGCATCGGCATGAGCGCGAAGTATGCCTGAGCGTGTGGGAATTTGGCGGCGATGCGGACGGCGTGCCCGCGTCTTTTGGCCGGGCCTTCGATCAGTACGATATCGTGATCACGCCGTGCGAGTGGACGGCCCAGCAATACCGCGAGGTCACCCAGACGCCCGTGCGTGTGGCACGCTTCCTGGGCATCGATCCGAAGGTTTACCAGCCTGACGGCGAGTCTCTTGACCTACGTAAGCTATTCCGGGGGCAGGGCTGGGTCGAGCAAGCGGCGCACGTGCTGCTGATGGTCGGGGGTAGCGATCCCCGACATGGATGGGACGTGGCGGTGCGCGTGCTGGACCGGCTGCCGGGCAACGTACATCTGCTGGCGAAGGTGAGCGCGGCGTACCCTGCCGACCGGCTGCCCCAGCACGACCGGTTGCACCCGGTGCGCGGGGACCTGCCATCGCTGGCCCCGCTATACCGGGCGGTAGATGGCTTCCTGCTGACGGCGCGCGGGGTGGGCTTCAGCCTGCCCGTATTGGAGGCGCTGGCCTGCGGGCTGCCGGTGGCGGCCCCGGACCTGCCGCCGCTGCACGAGTATGCCACCGACCGCATCATTTTTGCGCCCGGCTCATGGGTGCCGATGGGCAAGCACCACCTGCACGATGACTGCGCGCCGTTGTGGTTCGAGCCGGATGTGGAGCGACTGGCGCTGGCCGCGCTGGCCGCGCTGCGACTGGGCAAGGCCGATCAACTGGATGAGGACTGGGTGGCGCGGTGGTCCTGGGACACGGTGGCGGCGGAACTGATGGAGGTCATCGGTGAACACTAACCGGGTGTGCAGGCTGGGGGACTTTGGGCCTGTGCTGTGGGGTGAAACTGAAGAGATAGGTTTTCCCTCCGAGGAAGTGGTGCACCGTAAGGCGTGGGAATATACCATGATTGCCATCACGCTTTTTGACCAGGTGATGGGTAGTTGTGGGAAGCACGACAATCTTTTTCTTGGATTAGGTGCGGGGCGTGAGCCGTTGGTCTACTGGCTGACGAACTTTGGCGCGGTGTGCGCTACCGACCTGTACCTTCTGGACACACCAACCGCCCCACTGGATATGCTACGCAATCCGGCGCAGTACGCGCCCGGCGGCATGACTTGGCAGCCGTACCAGCTACGGGCAGAGCATATGGACATGCGCGACCTGCGGTATCCCAGTGACTCCTTCGACGGCGTGTTCAGCGCCAGCGCTATCGAGCATGTGGGCGCGGGCTTGAGCACGCCCGATGACATTGCGCAGGCGGCCAGCGAGATCGGGCGGGTGCTGAAGCCCGGCGGGGTGGCGGCCATCACCACCGAATATCGCCTGGATGGTCCGGGCATGGTGCGGCCCCAGGAGGGACTGACGATTTTCGACGAAGACGCGCTGATGACGTACATCGTCGCGCCGTCGGGCCTGGAATTGGTAGACGCCCTCGACACGGCCATCGATGACGAGACCCTGGCGACGGCCATCGACCTGGAAGACTGTATCGCGTTGGGGGCACGTGGCGAGCGCGCCCCGGAGCCGCACATCGTGCTACGGCACAACGGCTACCTGTTCACGTCCGTTCACCTAGCGTTACGCAAACCGGAGGCATGATGGTACTCAAACAGCTTATGCCCACGTTCGACGATCCCGTGCCGATGTCGGCGCTGGAATCGCTGTTCGCAGATGGCCTGAACATCCAGATGGGCTACCTGGAACGTCTCGTGCTGTGGGCACTCGTACTGGGGCGGCGACCGGCGCGCATCCTGGAGATCGGGAGTCACGCGGGTGGTAGCGCCGTCGTCATGGCGCACGCGCTGGAACGCCTGGGGACGGGCGAGATCATCTGCCTGGACCCCGATCCCAAGTGGGACGATCCAACCTGGGCATTGGCCGACGAGACGGACCGCGTGACGGTGGTGCAGATGCCTAGCCCGGAAGGGCTGGAGGCGGCTTTCAACGGACCTGCTGCGCTATTCGACTTCGTGCTGATCGATGGAGATCATGCGGCAGCGGCCATCATCCTGGATGTCTCCCGAATGCTGCCCTATCTCGCTTCACAAGCCTGCCTGATCTTCCACGATGCCTACCTGGAAGGCGTGAGCGCGGCCATCGACTGGCTGGTCGAAAATCACGATGAACTCTATGACGCGGGTATCGTCAGCCGCACGGCGGGCACGCTGCCTGATGACACCGTGTGGGGTGGTCTGCGCATGGTGACATTCGAGCGTTACGATTTCGATTGGTTCCCCTGGGACGGGCATTATCTGCACTACCACGACCACCCTTACAACCGCACGCGCTGGAATGAGCGGGCAGTGGAGGTAGCGATTGGTCTGCACGAGGTGGAGCAGGTCCCGCCAAACCGTGTGCTGGAGGTCGGGGCGGTGCTGCCGCACTACAGCAATCGCGGGCACTTCGTCATCGACCTGGAAGAGCAACTGCGCGACGTCTTCAACGCCGACGTGCTGACGTGGGAGCCGGACCAGGACTACGACCTGATCCTCAGCATCAGCACGCTGGAGCACCTGCCGGACCTGGACGCAATGCAGGCCGCAGTGGCGCGCATGAAGTCCTGGCTAGCACCGGGCGGTACGCTGCTGCTGACGCTGCCGTATGGCTGGCAGGGCGCACCCTGGCTGGACGTGGCGCAGGTGGCGCAGGAGAACCTGCTCGACATGACTACGCTGACGCGCTACGACAAGATCGACCCACCCGCGTTCCAGTGGGGAATGCAGCCCCTCGATGTTCCCTGGCTGGCCTATGGTGAGCGCAGCCAGTGGGCCAACAGCCTGCTCGTGATGACCTGGCAAAAGGATGACTGATGAGCGACGTCATCAACGTCTTCACGCCGACGACCGACTACTACGACAGCTATGGCATCATCGCCTGCGAGCTGGCGCGGCAACTGACCCGGCGCGGGTACTACGTCAACGTACTGACGCACAATACGCCCCGCGCGCTGGCGAATCAGCCGGTGGACGTGCGGCGCATCATGCAGCAGCCGATTGTGCCCGCGTTGGGCGGTATCCTGCTCAGCCACGCGCATCAGTACGGCTACTACGGCCCGCAGGCGTTCACCGGGCCGCGCATCGCCATCACGACCTGGGAGAGCACGAAGCTGCCGGATGAATGGGCGGAGCGGCTCAACGAGATGGACGGCGTGCTGACGCCGAGCACGTTCAGCGCGCGCGTGTTGCGGGCAGGCGGTGTGGTCGTACCGATTGCGGTGAACCCGGAGGGCATCAGTCCGGGCTACAGCTACGCGCCGCGCGATGACGCGCGGCCATTCACCTTCCTGGCACTGGGCGACCGGGGACTGCGTAAGAATCTCACCGGGGCCGCGTCAGCGTTCGTCAAGGCGTTCAACCATCGCTTCACGGTGGACGTGAGCCAGCAGACGATCCAGACCGCCGCGCCGCTACCGGATGATACGCCCGTGCGCCTGTGGGCATACAAATCACGCGACCGGCTGCCAGGAGGACTGGAGACGGGGCGAACCTATCGGCTGTTGAGCACAGGGCAAGGGCGCTATCACCTTGTGCATGGTGACCGACATGGGGCGGTGGAATTGGAAGACGAGGGCGAGGGCGAACTGTGGCTGGCGGACATGCGTGTGCGGTTGATCGTCAAGCGGCGCAGCCTGCCGATGCCGCCCACGTTTACCAACGCCAACATCGCAAGCGTCTGCCAGGACATGACGGTGGAAGAGATGAACGTGCTCTTCCAGCAATGCGACGCGATGATCTTCCCGAGCCGGGGCGAAGGCTTTGGCCGCCCGCCGCGCGAATTCGCCGCCACAGGCGGCATCGTCATCGCCACCAACTGGTCCGGGTTGGCCGACGACATCACCCGGTGGGCCGACCCGCTGGACGCCTACACGCTGGAGGGAGCCTGGGGCGACCACGACGCCTTCAACGGGCTGGGGCACTGGGCCAAACCGGACACGGACGCGCTGGCGGCGCTGCTGCGTGGCGTGGCCGCGCAATCAGCCCTGGACCGCAACGGCATCGGGCGGAAGCGGGCAGCCTTCATCCAGGAGACCTACACCTGGGATGCTTTTACGACGCGCGTGCTCCAGATGTGGCAGATGGCACAACTCAAACACCTGGGAGCGCCGGTCTATGCCTGACATCGACGCTTACGTGTACGGCAGCACCAAAGCTGACAGCGCCTACGGCATCGACGCCGCGGCGCGCGCGGTGGACGCCTGGCGGCGCATCCAGGACAAGCCCACGAGCATCACGGTCTTGCGCACCAGTGGCGACCTGGACCCGCAAACGGTTCGACTCGAACTGCCAACCAGCAGCCAGGACCAACTGGGGCAGGGCGGGCGCACGGCAGGGCGGTCGGCAGTGGTGTTGGGCGTGAAAAATCATCCTGACAGCGACGTGGCCGATACGGATATTCAGAAAGGGGACCGCTTTTTGGTGGCTGCCGAAGGGGCCGAGTATAAAGTACTGGACATAGTGTTTTACGCCGGGCAGGTGCAAGCCTTTGCGGAGCGCACGGTATGAGCGTCGGGGTGCAGTGGATCGGGCTGGCGGACCTGCTCGGCAACATCGAGCGCCACGCCGACAACGTGGTCAAGACGCTGCACGACATCGCCGCATACTTCGCGCCGGTGCTGGAGGGCTACGCCAAGCAAAACGCGCCCTGGACGGACCGCACAGGCAATGCGCGGCAAGCGCTGGCGGGGTATCCGGGCGACGAACCCCCATCCGACCCGAGCGGCGAAGAGGCCGGGCAATATCCGCATGAGGAACTGGCCGAAGAGATTGTGACGCTCTACCTGGCACACGGGATGCAATACGGCATCTTTCTGGAGAAGCGCTGGGCGAACCGCTATGCCATCATCTGGCCGACGATTGAATTCCATCTGCCGCAGATCGAGCGCATGTTGAAGGAGACGTTCAGCTAATGGGCACGGTGCGTCTGTCATTGGCGGTGGTGATGCGCTGGATCAACGACCTGGGCGTGAAACATCCCGACCTGCCCGCGCTGCGGCAGCGGGCATTGGCACTCGCGGCGGCCTACGACGTCGAGGCGGCCTGGGTGGCGGGCATCTTCTACGCCTTGCTGCGTGAGGGACATTCTGTGGAGCGGATCGGTGCGCTACGAGACGGCCAGGTGGTCGTCTGGGCGCGAGACTATGCCACGC